TTTTCACCTTGCGTAATAGCACCCAATCCAGTCCCAGTATCGGATCGTCCAATGGTCGCATATGCTTGTGAAATTAAATCGTTGTTGTCTGCCCTTTTTACACCAATTAGTTAATTGACATTGTGCCAAGCAAATGGTCTGCCCACTCTTGCCAAGTATTAAAACCACGATGATCGGCCACGCCTGAGTTCTGGAAATACCCAACACCAATCAAACCATCCACCCATTCTCTCCAACGCTCTTCTGGAACGTTTCCAAGTTGTTGTTGGGCGAACAGTTCTTCAGTCAGCTTATTCCACTGATCCCATGTCATTCCGCGAGGGTCATACGCTACCATTATGGGTTTCCAGTAGAGCGAATATCGCCCGTATCAAGGTTAAGAAGAACCTTACCCATGTAGTAATTTCCACCAACAATGTTTGAGCCAAAGCGCATACGCATCTCACGACGTTGTTCACGCATATCTACCTTTAACGTATCTGGGTCAAAGTAAACGGGATCTGATGCTTGATCCGCATCATCTGCATACCCTTTACCAGTCACTATTAAATACATTTGTTTGCTTTGAACAAAGTCAGGCTCAACACGGTCACAACGTGTCCAGACGTTCTCGCCAGGCTGTTGGCTTGCTCCCACTAATCCTGTATATGCGCCCAATGCAGGAGTCTCAAAATACGAATCAATAGCGTCTACTTGGTTTCCAAGTATTTGATCAACGCCTGTTTCATGTTGCCACAAGGTGTAAGTGCCATTGCTATTGGCTACGGTATCACCCCAAATTGGTTGACGGAACACCTCTGAGAATGTTCCCGCAGAACGGTGCGCACCAGGCGCCTCACCTGCGTCATACCAAGTTTTTTCACGCACATTGTAAACAACAGCATCACTACACTCTGTAGCCGTTCCCTTTGGATAGAAGAACCAAATCTCACCCCAGCGTGGAACTTTAGTTACCCACACCTTTTGACGCTGCACGTAATTTAAGTTGTCAAAAAACCAATTCATGTTTTGAGTGTTTGGCAACTCTTGAACCGTACCGTTGTACATCAAAAACCGATCCACGCCAGCCCAATAAAAGATGCCATCATACTCAATCACGCATTGTGATGACATGATGGAGCTTTGGCTTGTAATTAAGTCATACTTCCAATAGTAATTAATACCACCCACCGTTGATGGCGAATAGGTTACCCTTACTACGGAATCTAATGTCCAAAATAAACCGCCTGGGGACGTTGTACCGCCTCGTAACGGCAATCCTTTGACTACCTTACCAGTTGATACGTTGTTGGAATTAGCGTCCGCGGCAACCCAGTTATTAAAGTCGCCCGCAGAGCTATTTTGAATTAAACCATTGTTGCCATAAATAAATAGGTATGGGTGCAACACCACGCATCCACCCGATACCGCAATGTTGTTGTCAAAGGTTAAAGTAATCGATGATCCAGTTGTCATTGACAACGATACAACTACTGTAGTTGTTCCCGTTCCAGAAAACGCAATTAAGTTTGCAGAGCTTCCAACTGTCTGAGAATTATTTACGGTATATGTACCGACTCCTCCAGTACCAGTTCCGTTAGCTGTAATGGTGGTGCCTGATGTGACGGAAGGCCCACCGCTTGGCCCTGTAATCGTTTGACCAATAACTAAAGCACCACTTGTTACCGATGTTACTGTTAACGTGGTTCCAGATATGTATCCCAAAACTGACGCTCCAGTTGATGCCTGAGTTGAGACAACAGTCGTTCCTGTAGTAATACCAGTACCAGAAACCGTTTGTCCAGCACCAATCAATGAATTAGTTCCATTGATATAAATTGTTGTTCCTGACAACGATCCAGTAGCCGTAAACACACCTACTTTTGACAAACTTAAGCTTCCACCGTTATCTGGAAACTTTCCATAGAGCACTGGGGTGTTTGTAGTGCTATCAATATCAACTAAGTTTTGACCTGGATGCGCAACCAAGTTGTTAGTACTTCCACCTGTTGAGTCATAAGCAATATCAAATTGCCACAAATTGCTTGTGCTAGATGTAAAGTTGGTTAGGGTGTAGTTGTATGGTCCACTTCCCGTTCCATCATCATTGTCTGTGCGCCATTGTTGAAGACCAGCGCTATAACCAGAAATAACGTAGTTAACGCCGCCCGTAGAACTCATAGTCATACCACGAGATATGCCAGATGCGTTTTGAAAAATTCCTCTATACCCGCTTATTTTTCTTGGCAAACCATTTTGGAAACGAACCCATTGTCCGTCTACAAAAGTTGGGGCGTTGAATAACGTGCCATCCCGTTGAATGCCAGGCTTGACCTGTAGAGCAACAACTTTAGCTGTCAAAACGTACCCCCTGAGATTCCGTATGCAAATACGGCACCGCTTGTTGATAGGTCAGCAACTTTGACTCCACTAGCGGCAAGCCCCAAGTGCCCCGTTGCAGGCAAGTACATACCTACACTTGTATCGCCCGTAAATGTTACAGAAGGGGCGCCCGCAGAACCGTTTGCAAATGTTACAGCGCCTAATGTACTAACGCTTGCTGTATTTGCGTTTAATACATTTGTACCATCGCAAATAATTACAGCAGATGTGCCACTTGCAAGTGCATAAGTTAAAGCGCTAACGGCAGAAGTTTTGAATGTCAGACTGAACGCGCCTGACGTCAAATTAGACATGTAATAGATCTGCACCGTAGATGGCAACACAATGATCTGATTTGAAGTTAAAGTGCCTGTGTATTCTTGAATCACATTGGCGTACTGCACGGATGAAAGCGTTGTTGTGCCACCTGTCACAGCCAATACAAGTTGTGTATAGGTAAATGTAGATGATTGACCTAAACCAAATGAGCTATAGCCACCTACACCATTTGAGCATACGCAGAATGAGTTTGAGATCTGCAATTGCTGAGATGACAAACTATCAATAGTGTCTGTACCAGATGGCGTAACGGTCAAAATGCCAGTGCCACCATTACGGATCATACAAAACCAGTTATTACCTACAGTGGCTGCACTTGGCAATGTAATCGTTCCAACACCACCACTCCAAACAATAAAGCTTGCTCTGTTTGTTGAGTTGAGAGTTGTATTTGAAAAGTAAGATGCAACTGGATACGCTTGATTTAATGTAGTTCCAATAGCAGTTAAACCGTAGCCTGCTAGGGTTGCCGCATTTGCCGCGGATGTGCCCGCACCAAACGTAACCGATGCCCATGTTCCATTAACAGTCGTGTTGTCTGTAACGTAAACGTACTGGGCAATACCTGATGAAATACTGACAATTGTGTTTCCACTTGTATCAGTAACAGTAAAAGCGTTTGATCCAATGTTTCGGATCAAAGTGCTTTGACCAACGGAGACTTGCGTGGCCGCAGGCATGAACAACTTCAAATTAGTTGTTGTAGCAGTTACCTCAACAATGTTTGCCACCACGCTTGTGGTGTTGCCATTGACTGGCCACTGTAAGACTGTGTCTACGCTAATAGAAATGGATTCATAGCCAACCTGTGATGGGTTGACCGTTTGACCAGTGTAGGGATTGGTGTAAGTTGTCATGATTAAGAGTCCACGGCTATGGCTGAACGATCACCAACACGGGCGACATCTTCTGTCTTCAGTGCAGTAATGGCTTCAGTATATTTCTGCTGAAAAATTGCACGCGCATCGTTCTTTAAAAACGGCATGGCTTGCAACAATGTTCCATACAACATGGCATTTGGCGCATATTGCGTCAACCAATTAGTTTGGTTAGTTGTACTCAAAGGTGCAATACGCTCATAGTACAAAACCTCAAAGTTGTATGCTTGATCTGGCGTCGGTGCTAAATACCAATGCTCATAGTCGGTATCAGCATAGAAAATGGGTGTTCCAGTCTGAGTGACGGTTGGCCAATAATTCTTCAGGTACTCAAATTTGCGAACCAATACGGGTTGCATACTTGTGCCGTTGTTTACAGACATTGATACTGTTTTGCGCCAACGGGCAGGCTTTTGCAGAACTGGGTTGTTCGGGGTCATAGTTGCATCAACAACAGTCAATTGACCCAAAGTCTTGATTTCTTGAGCAATCTCAAATTCGCACAAAGTGATAAATGTTGGGATAGCTTCAACCACAGCGGCGTCGCTACGCTCAAGGTATTGAAGCACCGTGCTTGTCAGTGAGTCGTAGGTCATTACCCATGATGGATTTACTGTAGCCATGTGCGCCCTTTATATGTGCCTTATTGTCCCATTACCTGTTGATGACGGCAAGCCTATGAAAGAAATAGAGCGCGTTCATCATTGCGTCTGGTCACTAAACCTTTTAAGACTTTACCGCCCGCTTTCGTGTACTTTAAGAATTCGTTTGACGCCCCCTCAATATCACCCCGAAGCACTTTTTGACGAAGCGTGCTACGTTGGAGTGTTCCAAGACCGACGTTAAAACTAAAAGAAACAAGGCCATCAAACTGACCTTGTGTAAGAGGGACAGGGCAGAAAGTAGAGACACCTCGCTCAAACCTTGCCAAATCTGCTCTAAGAATTGCATCAACTTCCTCCATAGGGTATACACGGTTATCTTCTGGGCGCAACTGAATAGCCGATCTTTGGTCTACAGGCAACTTGGCCTGTGAGTCATACATCAGATGCCCGACGCCCACTGTCCAGAGGTATACCGAGTCCCGATAAGGCTTCTGCCTCACGCCTTCGTGATGCTTGATATCCTCAATACAACGGGCGCTAACGTTCATTTCTTCTCAAAAGCCTGTGATCCAAACCAGAAAGCTACGATAGATGCCCAGATCAATTGGGTGTCGTTATCCCATAGTTGGTCTAAGCATTCGGTAAATGGAACGCTAGAGTGCCATGCATACAAAAAGCCAGCCACATCCACAAAGACCAACAAGGCAAACATGCCATAGGTCAAGACTGGGCGAACCATTGCACGGGCATTGATAACCCACTGAGACGCGCCTTTGCTGATCTCTATGTCGTGGGCGTACAGGGCTTGACGCTCTTGTAAGGCAAACTGCGTCTGGGCTATGTCAGCATTAACTTTGACCTCATCCAGATGTATAGCCTCGATGTGCTCTTGGGCTTCTAGGCCAGCTTTCTTCAAAGTCAGTTCCCGTTCTGTTTGCATTTGCGCCAAAGCCAGTTCATGCTTCTTGTCGGCACGGTCTTGGAAGAACTCTAATAGCTTGGGTAGTCCGCCCATGAGGAATGACAGCAATGTCGATAGTAAGGTCAGCATTATTTTTCCTTTAGTTCACGTTTCAATTTACGCAACTCTTTCATTTCTTGCTTGAGTTGAGCCTTCATGTATAGGGTTTCTACGTATGCCATCGAGGTTACTCCCACAATTACGCATATCGCCACTCCTATCAGTATCCACCAGACAAGTTTTGTAGTTCCCACATGATCCACCCAAAGAATGAAGATATAAATACCACGGCAACTACCCCACTTGTTAACTCAATGAACCTAATCTCTTCCTGTTCCTTGCGCCATCTTGCCAGCCTAGCCATGCGAATCTGCTCTGCCCTTGCCCACTCTTGTTCACGTTCAATTTGAGCGTGCATCTTCAAGAATCGGGTATACAAGTCCTTCAACTCTGCTGGCGCGTAGACCATAGCCTCTCGCACTTGCTCCATTAACTTCTCCAACTGCAACTCAATTAAAGCCCGTTCTATAGCCTTCTTGCTGTTGTTCTGTTCTGGGCTGTACTGGTTCTTCGATTGTTCTTCTAGTTCATGGTAGTGGTTTGAGATTGACTGCTGTGTGTCAAAGAGCACTCCAAGATTTGTCCCGATCTCACTGACAAGTTTGAATTCAAGTTCTTCATAGGACTGCTTGGCTTTGGCAACTTTCTTTTGCGCCACAGGCTTGGGGGCATCGGAGATTGGCTTGGCTGCGAACAAACCAACAAACCAGTCCCATACACCCTTGATGGCTTTGACGTCACCAATAGCTTGCTCAACAGTTTTCTTAGCGCCTTCGATCTCCATCCGCCCCTGATGGAGCATGTCGCATCCCGTCCTGATAGCGGAGACTGCGCTTTGCGCCAAGAGGAGGAGGCTGAATGGGTCCACATGGGTTACGCCAAACAGATCTCACGCATCAACCAACTCTCTTTTGAGAGGTTAATCATCTTGGCCACTTCTTCTGCGTAGTACTGCATACCAAACGTGCCATTGACCCGAACATTGTAATTTTCTGGGGGTACAAATAACTTGTTTGTATCTTCAAACCGACCTTCTTTGATGCGATCTACCCAGACAACAAAGTCAGGGGCAAACGCTTCTCTTGTCTCTGGCGTAGGGCATACAAAGTCAGCAATTACATAAGCACCGTATCTAGACGCTATGTCGCATAACACACCCATACGTCTAGCCTGTTCCAACCTGTCGGCCACACTGAACCCCAAGTCTTTGTTAATCTCTTTGCGTATCTCGTCAGCATTGAAGTGGACGCACATAAGCTCCCTAGCCAGAGCCGTGGCCAGAGTTGTCTTACCTGATCCGGGCAAGCCCATGATTAGTATTTTCATCTCTGGCTCCTTGCAAGTTTAATTTCACAGAGCATCCAAAGCGTCGTGAGTAGTGCAAGCATCAATTGCGGCTTGCTTAGTCAACATCGCTTGGCGTGCTGTCTCTACAGCATTAGCATCATATGAATCAGGGTTACGGGCTTGTTGGTTCACAACTTGTTGGAACTCAAAACCAGCGTTGGCTCTCATGCCACCCTTGCGCTCATCAACAGAGATCTCGTATGTATCCCAAATGATTTGCACTGGATCGACATTGAGGTCAAAGCGGTGTGCTGTGTAACCTTGACGGCCAGCTTGGATTGACGGGCGAACTTCGACGGCATTCTTCCAGCCGTTGTTGCCTACGCCTTCTGAGGGAGCAGTGTCCCAAACTTGTTTAACCTCACCATTGAGGATTTGAACGTAATGTGTCATGTGTGACTCCTTGTAAAAAAATTAAGTGTTTGCAACACCATAAGATGAATAAATACCAGCAGAAGCACTAAGCCATGTTGTAAGTGATCCAAGTTGTTTTGGTGAAGAGTAGTCTGTATTATTTCCAAATCCTAAAGCTCCATAACCACCATAACCCCATACCCACAAAGTACCATCTGTTTTAATTGATAAAGTATCATACTCAGCCGCCCAGAATTTATACCAGTTGGTTAAAGATCCAACTTGTTTAGGTGAAGAGTAGTTTGTGGTATTCCCAATTCCAAGTCCGCCAAAAGGGTTGTATCCCCATAGCCATAAAGTTCCGTCAGTTTTAATTCCACCACCAGTAATTGTTCCATTTGCACCGTTAATTTTTGACCAATTTGTCAAAGCCCCAACTTGAACTGGTGAAGACCTATATGTCAAGTTTCCTGTTCCTAGTTGACCAAAGCTGTTTCTACCCCAAGCCCAAAATGTTCCATCAGTCTTAATAATGGTTACATGTTGTGCGCCAGCACTAAGTTGTGACCAAGTAGTCAAAGAACCAATTTGCTTGGGAGATGAATAATATGTTGTGTTCCCAAGACCAAGTTGTCCAAAATTATTTTGGCCCCAAGACCAAAGCGTGCCGTCTGTTTTTAAAGCAATAGTAGAGGCCAAGCAAACTGAAACGTCAGACCACGCAGTGCCAGAACCAATTTGCTTAGGCGAAGAATAGTTTGTTGTGTTATTAAGACCCAACTGACCTTGGACGTTGTATCCCCACGCCCATAAAGTACCGTCTGTTTTAACGGCGGCGGCGTGGTTATTTGAAACTGAAACCTTAGACCAGTTAGTTAAAGCTCCAATTTGCTTAGGAGAGGAATAATAAGTAGTATTTCCAAGACCTAGTTGGCCAAAATTGTTTTTACCCCAAGACCAAAGCGTACCATCAGTTTTAACGGCTGAAACAGTACGATAATTAACAGCAACATTTAGCCATGTAGTTAACGAACCAACTTGTTTGGGAGAGGAATAGTAAGTTGTATTGCCAGTACCAAGTTGGCCAAAATTATTTTGTCCCCATGCAAACAAATGCGGCACTGGCTGGCTCGGCCAAGTCCCCAACGCCTGTGCATTGGCTACACTGCTAAGACTCCATGAGCCTGAGTATTGGGTTGGGGTGTATCCAATGATTACTGCCATGATTTATCCTAAAGCCAATCCGCTGACGTAAGTGGCTGATACCGAATACCATGTTGTAGAAGATCCAACTTGTGTAGGAGACGATTTATAAGTACCCGCACCAACAGTATTTTGACCAAGTTGACCAACGCTATTTTGACCCCACGACCACAGCGTACCATCGGTTTTAACTGCCAAACTAAAATTAACCGCCGCTGAAGCTATAGACCAATTTGTTAAAGCCCCAACTTGTAATGGGGATGTATTGATTTGATTAATTGAATTATTTCCAAGTTGTCCGTAGTTGCCTTCACCCCAAGCCCATAACGTGCCATTGGTTTTTGTTACTAAGGCATGTCTGTAACCAGCGGAAGGAAGTAGCCATGCAGTAAGCGCACCAACTTGTTTAGGTGATGAGTAGTAAGTTCTATTGCCCAGCCCTAATTGCCCAACAACATTGCTACCCCAAGTCCATAGCGTGCCATCTGTTTTTACGGCTATTGACCAATCATTTTGCCCTGCGCTTACATTTGCCCAATTGCTTAATGCTCCAACTTGGACTGGTGAAGAACGATTGACTGTGTCCCCCAATCCAAGCTGACCATTGTTGTTGTATCCCCATGCCCACAGGGTTCCATCTGTTTTAACTGCAAGAACGTGACCGTAAGAGCCGCTTGATATTCGTAGCCAGTTAGTAAGTGAGCCTACTTGTTTAGGTGAGGAATAGTATGTGGTATTGCCCAAGCCCGTGCGCCCCTGAGCACCGCTCCCCCACACCCAAAGAGCCCCGCTGGTTGTGACGCCAAAATTAGTTCGGAAGGCGGAGCCGATACTGGCCCAAATTGTTAAGGCCCCTATTTGTACTGGAGAAGACCTATTTGTTGTATTACCTTGCCCAAGTTGACCCGCCGCATTATTGCCCCAAGCCCACATAGTGCCATCGGTTTTTAAAGCAAATGATGAGTTATATCCACCAGTCAACACAAGCCAATTGGTTAAAGAGCCAACTTGGTTTGGCGACGACTGGTTGGTGGTATTTTGATTGCCAAGTTGACCAGTCGTGTTTTGTCCCCAACTGAACAAGTTGTAAGCGTAAATAGGCGTTCCCGGTACAAGCGGGTTATATCCCGGCTTGTTGACCCCAGATGCATATCTGAAGCTCACGACACCATCCTTAGTTCTACCTTGTTCATGTTCAATCTCTCTTTGATCTTGTTGAACGGAGCATCCCACTCACCAAACACCTCTTGACGGAACAGCTTCATGGTGTCGTAGTACGGGCACTTGTCGCCATCTAAGGCATACAGGTAGTACCCCATCACAGGGATAACCACCCAAGTCTCTACACCCATAGCCGCCGCCAAGTGGCTAACAGACGTACATGAACTGATCACCAGATCACAGGATGCAACAGCGTTTTTAGTCTCGTCCCAAGTATTCAATGGTACTTGTTTTACCCACGTAGGGCAAGCATCTGCACCCTCATCGCGCTGTAAAGATATGAACTCATAGTCCGTGCCTCGCACTGCATCAAACAGCAATTGATAGGGGAAGCGTTTGTTATGGTCGTCCTCGAATTTGCTGTTACCTTGCCAACGCAGACCGATGCGTTTCTTGTAGCCTTTGATGACTGAGGGCTTGTCAATGTATGCGTCGCCACGTAAGTCTGCCATCTCGTAGCCGAGGTACGCTGGAGCCACCATAGCAAAACACCAGAAATCGTGGTAGACACCGTATTCCGCGCCATGTTGGACGACAGCAGATACGCCTTCAATCTTATTGAACAAACCCACCAAAGCGCCTGAACAGCACACTACTACCTTGTTACCCCTCGCAACTAAGTCACGGGCGTAACGCACTTGGTGGATTTGATCGCCAAGGCCGTGATCGCAGTACAACAGGATCGTGCCTTTTGTCTTGCCGTCCCACTCTGGGGATGGGGTGTCTGGGAACTTCTCACCAATGATTCCACAGAAACGCCCTCTGTTCATTTCTTTGTAGCCTTCGCCAATCTTGCCCTGTTTGAGCAAGTACCAACTGCGGTTGTACGCGGCTCGGTGGTCATTGGGACGCTCGGCATTGAGCTTCTCTGAGAGTCTCCACCCTTCGGTAAAGTCACCCATCTTGCCAGCCGCGACTTGGAGGTCTAAGTCATCTAACTCAGGCATCGTGCGTGCATTGTCATTCCAGAACTCTGGTTGGCAGAATTGGTTGTAGTGGTGCTTCAATAAGTCTTTGGACTTGTCATCGTGCTGTTTAGCCAAGACGGGCTTGACATCGTGCATACCAGCGTAGCCATGTAGGTTCTCGTCGTCTTCTTTGACTGATGTGCCGTCAATGTTGGAGAAGTCATATGCGTATGGCTCCAGACCCAAGAACGCATGGATACGGTCTAGTTGACCCTTTGGATCAGCAAGAAGCTCGTCATACACAACGAATAGGAAGTTCTCTGGCATGGCTTTGTAGCCCGCTTCCAACGACAGATATGCCGCCTTTAAGTGGTCAGCCAACTGTCCTGAGTACATGAATTTATCTAAGTCATCAGGCTTTGCCACGCGCACGAACGACGCCATGCAATCAGGCACGGGACGCACAGTAGCAATTACTTTACATGGACGGTTCAGTACCTGAGACATAGCACCCATGATCTGGGGGATAGGCCATCCACGGGACTTGTCAATAATTACTGGCTTGTCTGTGTCTTCGTAGAAAGCGTCGATGCAACCACGCATGGTCTGCGCGAGCTTCTTGCGTTCAGGATCGTTCTCGTTTAGTAGACCAGCGGAATGCCAAGTGTTAGCAAGCCCATCAAGGGCATGGACTAAGCCAGATGTCGTAGAGACGTGGGTTGAAGGGTTCTGGTTCAGGATAGCCGCCAAAACGGTTGAACCTGAACGTGGAATGCCAGAGAGAAAGTGTAGTGTTTTGTTCATGGGTTTAAATATACACGATTAGAAGCCGTTGGCTATAGCCCCAACACCAACAAAACCTGTAGAAAGTTTTGTCCAGTTTGTAGAAGACCCAACTTGTTTTGGAGAAGAATATGCTGTTATGTTATTCAAACCTAAAGCCCCTTGAAAACTTGTACCCCATGTCCATAAAGTTCCGTCAGTTTTAAGCGCACCAGAAAAATTATTTCCACTATCTGCATAATTCCAGTTAGTCAATGCTCCAACTTGTTTGGGAGAGGAGTAGTTTGTTATATTGCCAACTCCTAATTGACCAGAAGCATTTTGACCCCAAGACCACAAAGTTCCGTCTGTTTTGATAGCTACTGTTTGGTTGTAACCTGATTTTATTTGCGCCCAAGTAGTTAAAGATCCAACTTGTTTAGGTGATGAATAATATGTTCTGTTGTTAAGGCCAAGTTGTCCAATATCATTTTGACCCCAAGACCAAATTGTTCCATCTGTCTTAATAGCCATAGTTCTGTACAAACCGCAAGCAACATTAAGCCAATTAGCAAGAGAACCAACTTGTTTTGGAGAAGAATAACTAGTTAAATTTCCTAAACCTAGTTGACCAAAATATAAATTATTTCCCCAAGTCCATAGAGTACCATCTGTTTTAACGGCGGCAACATTAGTATATGTGCAAGATACATTTAACCATGTTGTCAAAGCACCAATTTGTTTTGGAGATGAATAATCCGTTATGTTTCCAAGACCTAAACAACCACTGCCCCCACCACCCCAAGCCCAAAGTGTTCCATCAGTCTTAATTGCTAATGATGAATTAAAGCCAAGGGTTATTTTGGACCAATTTGTCAATGATCCTACTTGTTTTGGTGAAGAATAATAAGTAGTGTTACCGAGACCAAGTTGTCCGCTACTGTTTGGGCCCCACATCCACAAAGTTCCATCAGTTTTAATTGCGGCACTAGAAAAATAACCAAAAGTTACAGACCCCCATGTAATTAAAGAGCCTACTTGCGTTGGGCTAGATCGGTTAGTCGTATCGCCTAAACCAAGTCTGCCACTAGTGTTGTTACCCCAAGAATAAAGTTTTGGACCGCTCACAGGCCAAGTCCCTGCCGAAATAGCAGAGTTAACCTGTTGCATTGTCCAGATGCCTGAGTATTGAACTGATGGGTAGGTTATTGGCATATTAGTATTGCAATCCTAATGTAGAGTTTGCAAGGCAACAAAATTTGTTCCAAGTTGCGTTAGAGCCAATTTGTTTTGGACTGGAATAGTTTGTTCTATTTCCTAATCCTAACTGTCCATAGCTATTTAACCCCCAACTCCATGAAGTTCCATCAGTCTTTGTTGCCACGCTATGATAATTTCCAGAAGACACATTAAGCCAAGTTGTTAAAGCCCCAATTTGAACTGGGCTGTTGTATTGGGTTGTGTTTCCTTTTGCTAACTGACCAACGTTATTTCTTCCCCAACTCCATATAGTTCCATTGGTTTTTACAGCAATCGTATGGTAGTAACCAGCAGACACGTATAACCAATTTGTTAAAGCACCAACTTGCTGAGGCGTGTTGTAGTTTGAAGTGTTTCCAAGACCTAATTGACCATAACCGCCCTGACCCCATGAATAAAGAGTGCCCGTGGTAGTAATGGCATGTGAACGATAACCGCCAGCAGAAACTTGTAACCAATTTGTTGCGGAACCAACTTGTTTAGGTGAGGAATATTGCGTTGTATTTCCCAATCCCAATTGGCCTGCAATGTTATAACCCCAAGACCACAAAGTTCCGTTACTTTTTAAAGCTAAAACATGGGAGTTGCCTTGTGCAAGGCTAGCCCAATTAGCCAAAGAACCAACTTGTTTGGGGGATGAGTAATAAGTTCTGTTTCCAAGACCAAGCTGTCCTACATTATTTCTACCCCAACTCCACAACGTACCATCAGTTTTTGACGCCATAGAGTATTGATAGCCATTACTAATATACAACCAATTAGTCAATGCTCCAACTTGCATAGGGGATGAATAGTTTGTTGTATTTCCAAGTCCCAATGCTCCAAATTGGTTAACCCCCATCCCCCACAATGTGCCGTCAGTTTTACCTAAAATAGTTTGAGATGCTCTTGATCCATTAGATACAACAGACCAGTTAGTTAAAGAGCCAACTTGAATTGGAGAAGAATATGCCGTTGTATTTCCTAAACCTAACTGCCCATTTGCATTAGCGCCCCAGCTATACAAGTAATACGTATACGAAGGCGTAGGAGTGGCCAGAGGATTAAACCCCGGCTTAATAATACTTCCCAGATTTTGCTGTCGGAGGCTCATTGGCTACTCCAATTTTAGGAAATTACTTCGTAACTTATGGTGTAAGTGATTCCGCTTGCAGTACCCGATGTCACCGTGATGGACTTGTCTTCCATCAAATAGATGGCAGTCGTTTTATCCACAGCAATCACTGACGCGCTTGCGGGCACGGCAATAGTGGAGATCACTGGGTAAGCAGTACCACTACCAGATGCTAAGGTGTTTATTGACACAGTAGCGTTTACAGCAGAAGTACCGTTCACGTTCGCGCATACGATTTGATTAATCTTGTAGACCTGACCGCTTGCGGCAGCGTTTGCTAACAGCACAGTAGCTGACGTTGTTCCCGGCGTGTTATATGCGGTTGTGCCGGAAGCTGTGGTTGCGGCTAATAGATTTGGGTTGGCCATGTTAGCTCCTTAGATGCTAAAGATAAAGTTGATCATTGTCGCTTTGGCTTGTGATACGCCAGAGGATGCAGCCGCTTGGAATGTGGGAGCAGATGAGCCGTTACTCGTTAAAACATAACCAGCCGTTCCTGCTCCAGTTGTTGCCAATGTGGATGTAGTAGAAGCGTACGTAACACCATACTGTGTAAACGCGCTAGTCTGTCCTGTGCCGCCTTGGTCATAGGCCAATGTTCCAGTAGATACCAAGTTCTTGCTTGCATCGGTAAAGACTGGCTTACTTGCTGTAAGGCCTGAATCAAGGATGTTTCCAACGGTCAACTTCGTGCCGTCAAACGTCATGTTTGCAGAACCAGCAAATACACCGCTGTTGTTGTACTGAACCTGCGTTGTAGAACCGCCAGCCGTGCCGCCGCCTACGTTTACAAAGTTAGTACCGTCCCAAGCAATGATGGCTTTATTGCCAGCCGTAACAGTTACGCCTGAGCCTGTGGCGGCTTTAACAATGATTGACTGGGTGCTACTGGTGTTGTTAATCACCACGTAAGTTTTAGACTGTGCAGGGACTGTAATCGTGCGAGTTGCTGTTCCGCCTGCTGTCCACAGTAGAACTGCGTATTGAGAGCTGTTTGCCGTCAGGCCTGTGCTTGATGCGCTACCAGTCGTAAGAGCCAATGTGATATCAGCGTCGGTGGAAATAGTCTGTGTTCCGGCTACAGCAACGTCCACGATCTGTGAAATGGCATTGTTGACGGTATCGCCCCACGTACCAGACAAAGTGCCTTGCGTGGGTAGCGTTAAACCAATAAGGGATGTGTTTGCCATTTAAGCTCCTACACTGTAGAAATTGTTGTCCAATTGGGTGTTTCTGTATTACTTATATTAGACCAGCCCGGTGTTTGTGGATTACTGATATTTTGCCAGTTTGCAGTCTCTGTGTCATCAATAACCTCCCATAAATTTCTACCTGTTTCAGTAGATGTAATGGCTGCCGTTTCAGTGCGGCTTACGTTATACCCAGTTGCCATATTAGGTCAATGTAGCCGTATAAGTAACCGCGATTGTGTCGCCATTAACAACAGACTTAGAACTAGAAAAGTCACCAGCAGAGAACAATGTTCCAGTTGTGTTGTCTTTTGTAGAGCTTCCGCCAATGTTGATAAAGCATCCAGCCACAGTTCCAGTGCTGGTCATCGAGAACGACACGGCTGAGGATGTGGCCTTACTGCCTGATGAGGCCGCGCTAAACGATGGCGTAGGACGGTTACCTGAGTATGTAGGAGCGTTAGCCAAACCAACTTCCAACCAAGTTGCGTGAGAGGCTTGTGTATCAGCCACAACAGCCGTTCCCGTGCCCTTAAGACCCATTACAACCGCTCCACCAGCAACGTTACCCAGCGTAGTGTCTAACGTAAAGTTTTTACCAACGGTAGTAACTAAATTAATAATGTCGTCTTCCCATTTAACAAAACCATCTTGGCTATAACAGATAGCATGGTATGTGCCATGAATAGACATAGTGTCTTCAGGCATTGTGTTGTATTTGGTGGCCGCTTCGCACAAGTCGTTTGCGGTAATTTTTTCGGTGGTCATTATGGCTTCTTAATTGGACGAACGGATTAATGCTGCCGTAGCTGTATTAGCTGGCATCGTGATAGTGAAATTAGTTGAAGTCTTGTCGGAACCAAAATCCAACACGGCAATAGACTTGTTACTCTTAGAGGAGTTATAAATCAAAGCACATCTAGCAGTTACCGATGCACCAAAGACAACATTGGCAAAGTCTACGTAGGCTGTATAGTTTTCTGAATTGATTGTTGTTCCAGTCAACGTAACCCCACCTGCCGTATAGCCAGTACCTGTGACTTCGTTTGTCGCGCTGTATGCAGTGGTGTCTTGGTTTAGATCAGCATTAGCCGTATACAAGGCAATTTTTAACGTGTCTGTAGACAGATTGTGAGTACCTTGATACAGCTCTTTTTTGAAGCTGGTTGTCTGTGTTTGTACGATGCTCACGATACTTGTACCCTAACTTGACCATCGCGGTATGCGTCCATACGCTGTTTGCCGTCGCCCAAGTTCTTGAGAAGAGCAATAGCCTGTACGTACCGATCTTGGTACAAGGTATACATACCGTCAGTTGGATCACTCTTCATGTAGACGCCGGCTTCACACAAAGTTCCATACAACAAGGCAGAGTCAAAGTTGTCACCTAGCCATGTCGTGCTGGCAGTAACAATTGATTCCGGGTAGTAGTAGTAATGCAATTCGGCGTTGTAGTTTGCATCTGGCGTTGGACCCAAGATGAAAGACAACTCATTTACGTTTGTAGACTGTGGGCCAAAGATTGCGTAGTGTTTAGGCTTACCCGTACCTGCCGAGTCAGGATACGCTTCACGAATGAAGTTGACATCCTTGTTTAGCAAATACAGATAGTCGCCCGTCCCCGAAGCCGGGTATATGGCAATGCTATATGTAGACAAGAAATCCGCAGGGGTGGCTAAATACTTATTTCCAGACGACAAAACACCAGTCACGTTCTTACGTAGATTAGCAACTTGAACAGTGTTGTATATACGCTGTTCCGCCTGCTGGATCAACGTGTTGATCGTGGTGG